AAATGTTTAATAAACTATCAGAAACTCCTAAAAGGAATGTTAATGATAAAGTTATGATTGTAGATGGATTGAATTTGTTCATCAGATGTTTTGGAGCAGTTCCAACTCTGAATGATGATGGAGAGCATGTCGGTGGGGTAACAGGTTGTCTGTTATCCCTCGGCGCTCTTATTCGTAAGAACAAACCAACTAGAGTGTTGGTAGTTTTTGATGGTAAGGGTGGTTCTCAACGTAGAAAGAAGATGTATAAGGGATACAAAGAAGGTAGAACAGGATTAACCAAAGTTAATAGATTGGTTGGTTATGAGGATTTAGAAGACCAGGCAGAATCTATGAAACGTAACTTTAATACGTTAATCAAATACTTAGAGTTCTTACCTGTTGATTTGTGTTACATTGATTACATTGAAGCAGATGATATTATGGCATACGCTGCCAAACATATATTTAAAAAAGAAGTTATGATAATTTCCTCTGATAAGGATTTCTTACAATTGGTGGATGATAGAATTTCAGTATATCTACCAACTAAGAAGAAATGGATGCATAAAGAGGATGTAAAAGAGTTATATGGAGTTCCATCAAAAAACTTAGTATATTATAGAATTTTTGATGGTGATAAATCCGATAATATTCCTGGTGTAAAGGGTATCGGACCAAAAACACTAATAAACAAATTAGATTTCCTTCAATCGGATGGATTAACATTAGATACCTTATTCGAAAGGGTATCTCAATTGGATGATGAGAAACTGAAAAACAAAATATTGGAACATACCGATACTTTGAAATTAAATTACGATTTAATGCAGTTATCAGAACCAATAATGGGTTCATCGATTACATCAAATGTACGAAATATCATTGATTCACCAATCAACGGATTAAATTCTTTTGGATTCAAAAAAGAGTTTATGGTTGATAAACTATATACTGCATTTAAGAATGTAGAAACGTGGTTAGTAAACTCTTGGGGTGATTTGGATAAATATTCAAAACAAACTAGAAAATAATTTGGTAGTTACAATAATAATTCGTATATTGGTACAATATGGATAAATTCGGAAACAAATTTGGTACATCATTTCAGATAAAGATACTTTCATCTCTATTATCAGATAGGATATTCTTACAACAAATGTATGATATCCTTAAACCTGAGATGTTTGATTCAGATGCTAATGAATGGATAGTAACAAAAACATTATCTCACTTTGATAACTTTTCACAACTACCAACCTTAGATGTCTTTAAAAACGAAGTAGATAAGGTTGAGAGAGATGTTCTCAAACAATCTATAGTAGATAACCTAAAACAAGTTTGGAATGGTTTAGAATCAGATGATTTAGAGTACGTTAAAGAACAATCTTTAGAGTTCTGTAAAAATCAAACTTTCAAAAACGCTATCTTAGAATCTGTAGATTTATTGAGTGATGGTAAATTCGATGTAATCAAATCTAAGATAGATGATGCGATGAAAGCTGGACAAGATACTGATGTTGGACATGAGTATAAAGAAAACATCATTGAAAGATATCAATCCACAGTTAGAAATGTAATACCATCTGGTTGGGATGCAATCGATGAATTAGTAGATGGTGGTTTTGGTAAAGGTGAATTGATAATGTTCGCCGCTCCACCAGGTATTGGTAAATCGTGGGCATTGGTAAATGTGGGTATGGCGGCCGCCAAAAAAGGTAAAACAGTAGTTCACTATACATTAGAACTTAATGAAGGTTATGTAGGACAGAGATATGATTCAGTATTGACTGGAATCGCTGTACCTAATCTTAAATTTAATTTAGATGATGTTAGAACTCAAGTAGAGGGATTAAGTGGTGATATTATCGTAAAACATTGGCCAACTAAATCCGCAGGATTGAATACTATGAGAGCATCTTTGGATAAACTTAAACTACAAGGTAAGAATCCAGATTTGATTATCGTAGATTATGCTGATTTGTTAAAAGGTAATAGTAGAAAAGAACGACACGAAGAGTTAGAAGAGATTGTAGAGGGTTTAAGAGGTATTGCAGGTGAATACGAAGTTCCACTATTTACAGCATCTCAGATTAATCGTAGTGGGGCAAATGATGATGTTATTACTGGTACTTCTATAGCTGGTTCATTCTCAAAATTGATGACTGCAGACTTCGTAGTATCACTCAGTAGGAAGATTGAAGATAAATTAGCAGGTACAGGTAGATGGCACGTAATAAAAAATAGATTTGGGCCTGATGGGATGACTTTACCTTCAAAAGCTAATATGAGTAATGGTAGGATTGATATCTACAATGATGATTCCATTGATGGTAAAAAAACCCAAAAGGATATGAACAATGGGGGTGAGTTAGTGAGAAAGAATTTGTTACAAAAATATAATGAAATGAATAAAGATATTGATTTTTAATCCATATATATTATAACCCAACAGAACAGAATTATAACAATAAAAGGTAAAAATATGACACAGTTATTTAAAGAGAGAGTACCATTCAAACCATTTGAATATCCACACTATTATACAGAAGGTTGGTTAAAACAAGCACAAGCATTTTGGTTACATACCGAAATACCAATGCAAGGTGATTTAAAGGATTGGAACGAAAATTTAAATAAATCCGAAAAACACTTAGTGGGTAATATCCTATTAGGATTTGCTCAAACGGAATGTGCTGTATCTGATTATTGGACAACAATGGTAACCAAATGGTTTCCTAAACATGAAATTAAACAAATGGCGATGATGTTTGGTTCACAAGAAACAATACACGCCACAGCTTACTCATATCTAAACGAATCATTAGGTTTAGAAGATTTTGAGGCTTTCCTACACGAACCTGCAATTGCAGAAAAATTTGAATTCCTAACCGCTACTTCGGCAGATTGGACACATGAGGATTTACAGAAGAATCCTATTGCAAGAAAAGAAGTGGCCCGTTCATTAGCGATATTCTCAGCATTTGCAGAAGGTGTATCTTTATATAGTAGTTTTGCAGTTCTGTATTCTTTTCAGATGAGAAATCTTCTGAAAGGAATCGGACAGCAAATGAAGTGGAGTGTTAGAGATGAATCTCTTCATTCTAAAATGGGATGTCAATTATTCAGAGAAATGTGTAATGAGTATCCTGAATTGTTTAATGAAGTAAAGGATGATGTTACTCAAGCGGCGAAATATATGGTTGAGATGGAACACAAATTCATTGATAAGATGTTTGAGATGGGTGATTTAGAAAATCTAAAATCAGAGAATCTAAAAGAATTTATCTCTAAAAGAGGTAATGAGAAATTAAAAGAATTAGGTTACGAACCTACATTTGAATTTGATGATACTAAAGCATCTAATTTAGATTGGTTCTACCATTTAACAGGTGGAACAACACATACAGATTTCTTCGCAGTAAGACCTACAGATTACTCTAAGGCAAATGAAGGTGAAGATTTCAACGATATTTGGTAAAATAATAATAAAAAAATAAGTTATGAATAATTTTGATGAATTGATTACAAACGTAATCGGATGGGCAGATGATAAAGGTATCTTAGTAAAAGATAATGCCCCTAAACAGATGTTGAAAGTTTTGGAAGAAGTCGGTGAAACAGCCGGAGCTCTCCTTAAAGACGATAAAGATGAGATAGTAGATGGAATCGGAGATTCATTCGTTACATTAATTATACTATCAATGCAGTTAGGATTACATCCTACAGAATGTTTAGAAGCTGCATGGAATGAAATTAAAGATAGAAAAGGGAAAACTGAAAATGGAGTGTTTATAAAAGAATGAAAAACTTTGGAGCTGAATTTGATTGGGAAATAGACGTAGATTTTCCATCTTGGGCAAATACAGAAATCTACGTTAAGACAATATCAAAGGGATACTTACTTGAAGGTGAAAAACCTAAAGATGCATATTGGAGAGTAGCAACAACAGCCGCTCGAAGATTGGGTAAACCTCAAATGGCAACAAAGTTCTTCGATTACATTTGGAAGGGTTGGTTAAACTTAGCAACTCCTGTTTTATCAAACACTGGTACTGATAGAGGATTACCTATCAGTTGTTTTGGAATTGATGTAGCCGATTCTATTCAAGATATCGGTACTAAGAATTTAGAAATGATGTTACTCGCCAAACATGGTGGTGGAGTAGGTGTTGGATTGAATATGATTCGACCAGCAGGTTCTAATATTACTCAAAACGGAACATCCGATGGTGTTGTTCCATTCGCTAAGATTTATGATTCAACAATTCTCGCTACCAATCAAGGTTCTGTGAGAAGAGGAGCGGCATCAGTTAACCTTAACATCGACCACGATGATTTTGATGAGTGGATTGAAATCAGAGAACCTAAAGGTGATGTAAACAGACAATGTTTGAATTTACATCAATGTGTGGTTGTTGGTGATAAGTTTATGAGAAGATTAGAAGATGGTGATTCGGAAGCTCGTAGAAAATGGGGTAAGGTACTTCAAAAGAGAAAGGCAACTGGTGAACCATATGTGATGTACAAAGGTAACATCAACAAACAGAATCCTGAACAATACAAAAACAATGGATTGAAAGTTCATATGACTAACATATGTTCTGAGATTACATTACATACAGATGAATCACATTCATTCGTTTGTTGTTTATCTTCACTTAATCTATCAAAGTACGATGAGTGGAAACATACCGATTTAATCTATACTGCAACTTGGTTCTTAGATGGTATCCTATCAGAGTTCTTACAAAGAGCTAAGAATATGAGAGGATTTGAAAACGCAGTACGTTCAGCAGAAAAGGGTAGAGCATTAGGATTAGGTGTATTAGGATGGCATACATATCTACAACAAAAAGGTATTCCATTTGATTCACTACCAGCTCAGTTTGAAACTCGTAGAATCTTTTCTCAATTAAAGATTGAATCCGAAAGAGCAAGTAGAGATATGGGTGCAGAATTAGGTGAACCATTGTGGTGTAAAGATAGTGGTATGAGAAATACTCACCTAAGAGCAGTTGCACCTACTGTATCCAACTCAAAGTTAGCAGGTAACGTTTCACCGGGTATTGAACCTTGGGCGGCAAACGTATTTACGGAACAAACCGCAAAAGGTACGTTCATTAGAAAAAATAGAGAATTAGAAAAAGCACTTAGAAAAGTGGGTATCAATAACAAAGATACTTGGGATAAGATATTAGCTGATGGTGGTTCTGTACAAGATATTAAAGAATTAGATAAATGGGTATATTGTGATGGTAAACTAACTGAAATAGATAGTGAGATTGATACCACTAAGTGTGATAAAGTAAAAGATGTATTTAAAACATTCAAAGAGATTAACCAATTAGAGTTAGTTAGACAAGCGGGTGTTAGGCAACAATACATAGACCAATCGGTATCATTGAACCTAGCATTCCCATCAGAGGCAACTCCGAAGTGGATGAACACAGTTCATATGGAAGCGTGGAAACAAGGTGTAAAAACTTTATACTACACTCGAACCGAATCAGTATTAAGAGGTGATATTGCTCAACAAGCGATGGACCCTGATTGTTTAAGTTGTGATGGGTAAATTTAAAAAAGTATGTAAACGTTGTGGAAAAGAAATTCCAATATGTTTACCAGTCACAGAAAGTTGTATAGATTGTTTAACTAAAAGAAGGAAGAAAGAATGAAATATTTATATTTTTCAGCACAATGGTGTGGCCCTTGTAAGAGCTTATCACCTATTATGAATGAAGTATCATCTCAAATCTCAGTAGAAAAGATTGATGTTGATTTAGATTATGAAAGAGCCCAAAAATACGGTGTTAGAAACATCCCAACAGTTATATTGGTAGATGGTGTTACCGAAGTTAAGCGATTTGTAGGAGTTCAACAGAAACAGATTTATCTAAATGAAGTTAGATAAAATTTGGATAATTCAAAAAGTTTTTGTATATTAGTAAAATAAATAGTTATGTATGTGTGGTATATTAGGTGGTAATATCTTTGGAGATATTGGCGAAGTAGAAAATGGATTAACATCTATGTTTCATAGAGGAACGGATGGTAATACTATTTTTGAATTTAAAACAAATGATGGGTATATGTATATGACCCATAACAGATTATCAATCCAAGATTTATCAGAATCCGCAAACCAACCATTGATATCATCGGATGGTAGATATTATCTGGCATTTAATGGTGAGTTGTGGAAATCTACATTTGAAAAATTTGATAAATCTCTAAGAGAGAAGTATGAATTCAAAACAGATAGTTCTGATTCAGAATTATTATTATATTTTTTAATAGAATACAAAGATAATCTCACAGAGATGTTGAATGAAATCGAAGGAATGTTTTCATTTGCATTTTATGATAAAGAAGAAGACAATCTAACTTTAGGTAGAGATTTTATTGGTAGATTACCATTGTACTACTACTTCGATGGTCAGTACATTGCTTTCTCATCTGAGATAAAGGGATTAACCACTTCATTGAATTTACCATATTATAATATAGATAAAGGTTCTAAATTTAATTCTGATTTTAAAAATAAAGAAGTCATAAATATAGTAGAACCTGGTACATTCATAACATATAATAAATTGGGGATATTAAACAAAACACAGTATTTCTCTTTTAAAACTCCTGAATATTATCCAACAACCGATGAACAGTTAGTGGAATTTGAGGGTGAGGATATGGGAATTGATTATTATGCAAAACAATTTAGAAAGTATTTAGAAGAAGCAGTTGATGATGAATTAATAGCTGATGTACCTGTATGTACTATACTAAGTGGTGGTATTGATTCTACTGTAATTACATATCTACTTTCTAAAAAAATACCAAATATAGAATCTTTTGTTGTTAATGTACAAAGTGAAAAGAATCTAAAAAGAAAAGATGATTTACACTATGCCCGAATCGCATCAAAAGAGTTCGGAATTAAACTACATGAAGTTAACATAACAAAATCTGATGTTGAAAATTATTTAGAAGAATCCATATGGGCATCTGAAACACACAAGTGGACTCAGATATCTCCATCAGTAGCTCAACTATTTTTATCTTGGGAAGTTAGAGATAAAGGTTATAAGGTAGTATTCGGTGGAGAGGGTTCAGATGAGATATTTGCATCATATGGTGATGTGTTTAGATTCTGTTGGCCAGTTCCATTAGATTATCATAAGCGTAGAGTTAATTTATTAAATAATCTACATAAAACAAACCTTATTAGAACCAACAAAGCAATGATGTATGGTGGTAAGGTAGAACTAAGAACACCATTTTTAAACAAAAAGTTGATTGATTTCGGATTACGAATACCAACTAAGTATAGAGATGAAAATGGTGGTAGTGGTAAAATTATGAAGTATGTGCTTAGAAAGGCATTTGAAGGTGAGATTTCAGATGAGTTACTATGGAGAAAGAAAAAAACATTCCAAGTTGGAGCACATACTGATTATCTCAAAAAAGAAAAAGAAAAGTTAGAATCAATATTTGAAAAATTATTTGTAAATGGGGAAATACCAAAACATTATATTAAAAGACAAATCGGACATAACACCAGTCGTATTAGAACGATTTCCATCAGCTAATGTATTAGGTGCTTATGGTAAGGTTGATACTGAAAATGTAGATAACATAAAGTTAATATCTACAAAATTCAGTAAAGTAGGTAAAGTAACATTAGATAGATATAAAAACTTAGAATGGGTAGTCTGTAGAGCACATGGTGTTGATACAGTTAATATCGAAGAATGTAGAAAACGAAATGTGGGTGTAGTTGCAACAGCACCAACCGCTAAACCTTGTGGTGAATGGATTTGTAATAAGATTACAGATGATGATGCAATTCTAATATTTGGGAATGGTTCTATTTC